GTGAGGTATTTTTGGTGAAGGGATGCAGACTTTAGAGACTCATCACCAAGTTCTAAGTTGTCCATCTTCAAGTCGTGTGCGGCTGATGCCTGCAATTCATCTAATGTCATAATATTTCCATGTTATAAAGTGTGAACAGGGTCAATCGAACTTACTGTTCTAAATATTCTCTTCTCAGAGAAGCAACTACGGGTGTCTAAGTCGAAATCCCCTGTTCACTATCTTATTTATAATGATTAAATACTTTGAGTTTACAAAACTTCCACTGAATATGTATCATAATTCATAGTCATTGTACTAGTCAAAGTTTGTGCGTCCGTGTCTTTAGTGTCAAAATTCATACCAGCAAGAGAGGTTGGATATGCATTCTTGAAAGTAATCCTTATGACAGGGTTGTTCTTATTAGTCATAATAGTTAGAGTTGCGTCACTTGCTAATGATGTCAAACTTACTGTGTTATTAGATGGTACAATAGTTCTTAGTGCCTCTGAGTCTAAGATTGCAGCATCGAACTGGTCGGTACTTTCGGGAAAACCAATACCTACCATCCAATCGTGTATTTCACGCCAGTTAGCTAAGTTCTCTTGTACGTTAAATGATAACTCAAGTGGTTCATAGTTAATAGTATCACCCATCATAGGTAGTGAAGTGAACCTACTGTTTAATACTGCGTCACCAGAAAATGCAATGCCAGGCAAGTTTGCTTCTGTGATGAAGTACTGTGTGTTAGGTATCTTTAAGATAGAGAACATAAACTGTGTTGGACGAGCCATGTCATAGTTATCGGGTTGTCTATCTAATGGATTTTTCTTAATAGTTGCCATTATCGTTTTCCTTATCTTTCATACAACTATTTATAAGACAAAAAAAAGGAGAACCGAAGTTCTCCCTTAATAACTACATAAACCGAAGTTTACATGATGTTAGTTACCTGCACACGGCGGTAGTATACGTTGTCGTTAGCAGTCAAAGCGCCTGCACGAACAGTAGAACCACCAGCGAATGGGTTAGCAACCATACCATAACGGGTCTTGAAACCGATTTTTGGTTGGAAGTTAGACTCACCAACTGCACGAACCATCTGAAGAGGAACGTATGGGCAGTAGAATAAACCAGCGTCATAAGGTGAAGTACCTTTATAACCAACTGCGAAGAACTGCTTTGCAGCACCATTAGCAGAGTATGGATCGATATACACTTTGAAGCGTCCGTTAAGAACACCAGCAAATGTGTTACCAGAATCATCAACATTCAAGTTGTTGGCAAGGGCAGGAGCATAGTCCAACTGTCCAGCCATCTGCAATGCAGATGCAACATCAGAAGAACAGATAATCATGTTACCCTTTCCTCTACGAGTTTGTTGTGCGATTACGTTAGCTTCACGTTCTACTTGGAACATAAGTCCCTTAAACTTCTCAACACTCCAACGGCCGTTAGAATCAACGTCCATATCGAAGATACCAGAAGTAGCAGTATCAACCTGTGCGCCTGGCTTAGCAGTTACATAGACTGTACGAACAACTTCGCGGTTGATTTCGTTTAAGATTTCAGCAGAAAGGATGTTTGCAAGTTCTGTCTCAGCGTCCAAACCATGAATCGCTTTAAGGTCTTGTGCAAGTTCCATTGTGTACTCTGCTTTAAGAGCACGTGATTTAGCAGTAACAGTTTGCTTTTCGATTGAGAAAGACATCTCAGCGAAAGCGTTGTTTGCTGCATCACCTAATGCTTCACCGAAGGCAAGAGTAGAACCGCCATCAGCAGTATATGCGCCTGGCGAACCATCGTTAAGAACGGCTGGGTTAGTTTCACTGTTAGATGAAGTACCAGCGCTGCCTGGGATGTTAGAATCAGCATCGTTTGCAGAGAATGCAGATTCAGCTTCTAAATACTGGTTCTCAGTACCAGCGTTAGTCTTGTAACGCGAACGCATTGCAAAGATTAAACCAGTTGGGCCAGTCATTGGTTGAACACCAGCGATATCATAAGCGATAAGGTTAGGCATAGCACGGCGAACTAGTGAGATCATAATCGGATCCCAGTTTGCAGTACCGGCACTGCTGTTGGTTGGAGCAGCTTCTGAGAGGAAGTTTGAATCTTCACGAAGTGCTTTTTCTTGGTTTTCTAAGATAACAGTGGTTACTGCCCTTTTGTATGAATCACCGATCGTTGGAAGATCGTTGTGTTCTAGGACTGGCTGCCACTTTTCCTGTAGATGTTCTGTCTGGAACATTTTTATTTCTCCTTGTTTGAGATTGTAATATTATTTATAAAAAACGAATCTTTCATCGTCTAGTTTGCTACTCGCTTTACATTTCTACTAATCGCACTCATGTAAGTACTCATAGCGCCAGTTGTATCAAAAGATTCTTGATGTCCTTCGACATCATCTACTGATTCAGCGACAGTGGTTTGCTTAGGGAAATAACTTTCCTTTAGCGTTTCGAGTTTTTCAGTGAAACTTTCTTCAGTGGTAAACTCCACATCTTCTGCAAGAGACTTAAATTTTTCAATTTCGGTGTCTGCAAGGTCAGAAGCGACTTCTGCGAAAACTGATTCACGCATCAATGAATCTTTTTCACTTTTCAGTGAAGCAGAGATACCGATTTGTTCATTCAATTTAGACTCTAGTTCATCAATCTGAGTAGACTGTTGACCTAAAATGTCATACTTCTCGTCTGGTACATCTATATAGTGTTCTTCAAATAGTGATTTTAAACCAGAGATAAAGTCTTCTGCGATTTCACCCTTGAGTCCACGCTCAATAGCGATTTCGTTTTCTTTCATCCATTCTTCTACTACATAGTTCATGTAGGCATCGACTTTTTCAGTCAATTCAGTTTGAATAGATTCAACTTCTTCAGCAATCTCTTGCGTCTTAGCTTCTTCAATTCTTACTACTTCTGAACGAAGTTTAGATTTTACAGCAGCTTCAAAGATTGTTGATGCTTTTTCTTTGAATTCTTCAGAAAGGTCTTCACCTTGTACAAGTGCAGTTACGTCTTCTGAAACGTCTACAGATGATAAACGATCTTCTAAAGTAGACTCATCCACTTCTTCAGCATCATCTTCGTCTTCGTCTTTGTTCATTCCGTCAAATGCTGCTTTCAAATCTGATGCTTTCATGTTTTCCATTTTGGAATACATTGCTTTCAACATTTCTGTTTTGGTCATTGACTTTTCTTCTTCCAGTTCGTCACCTTCGTGATCGGATGCGGCATCTTCTTTGGTTGCCTTGGCGGTAGGTTCTGCTGTCTTCTTAGACTTTGCAGAGGCCTTCTTACCAATACTGTCAGTTGATGTAGGATCAACAACAGCTTTGCCCAAATCTTCTACTTCACCCTCTGGCTTTTCCATTGAGTCGCCTTTACCGACAGCAGGTGCTTTTGCTTCTTCAAGCTCCAAACTTACTGCGGCTTCCAGTTCCTCAATTGTCTTGTCTAGTTCTGACATTAGGATCTCCTTGAGTTGTTTTGTCTTATCATAATCATATTTATAATAATTAAAGTTTCGACATAAATTTAGCAAAGGCGAGTGCGGAAACATTTGCATGTCCCTTTCGTACACCTTCATTTATATCATTTTTGATTCCATTGACATCTACTTCTAGTAGAATGCCGTTGTTCCAAACCCACTCCTTACCTTCCATAATACCTTCAACGAAGGCTTGTGGGGCAGAAGGGTCTGCAACAATATCTGCCGCTGTGGCAAGATAAAAATCATTTTTCACATAAGATGCACCACCCTTAGATTCGATAGACCCCATACCTCTTGAAGAGACACCAAGTTTACCACCATCTTTGATTAGTGCTTTCGCAATTTCCCCCATAGGAGTAGACAAAAGTTTTGCCTCACCAACGAAGTTCTTTCCATCCGCTTCCAGTTTTGTGATCATGTGCGATACCCTGTCAAGATTGACAGTGGGGCCTTCTGGATGACCCAGTTCCCCAAACGCACGACCTTCAGCAACAAATTCTTTGTTATAACGTGCAACTTCTTTAGATAACACGTTCATTGGGTAGACACGACCATTTCGGTTTTTCATGTCTGCCTGCATAAAGATTCCACGAATCTTCATCTCTTTACCACCATCTGCTTTCGCTTCGGTAATGTATTCTACGTCCTGTATCTGTTCAGCAATAAGTTTCATTTCAATTCCCCTTTAAGGTGCGCTACCAATTGCTGTGCAACTCATTGCGGCAGAACATGTAATAGTATCACTTGGTTTTTTATCCACAAGAATAACTTGGTTTTGAACCAATACCACTGTTCCAGCATATGTCTTTGTGACAGTAATCGTATGATTTTCTGATGGCCCATCGGTTAAAGTTAACACTACGTTATTTTGTGCATTGTCAAATGAAGTTGCAAGACTAACTGTATTTGCATTTACTACCTTTACGAAATACGATTGATCATCTACTAATTCAGCAATCGCAGTTCCACTACCAATAGAATAAATAACTTCATCCCCTGTAGTAAAACCATGACTTGAAACTGTAATTGCAGCGGCAGCGACAGCCGAAGCTGCGTTAAATGTACCAACTGGTGCGGCAATAGTAACTGTTCCAGCGTTAGTCGCATTGACTCTAATTCTTGTTGCTCTATTTAATGTACTTGCTGATGTAACAGCAGTCGCACTTCCTTTTAAGATCATATTATTATTCCTAAATTGTAAGCATTTCGTTTTCGAAGTAAGTCATAAGTGCCTTGGTAGGTACTTTGAACTTCTTAGAAACACTATTTATTGTCTTTTCAAAGGTATTTAGGAAATCTGTAGGTTTAGAATCCATTTCATTAAAAATAGCGTCAACAGCCTTCTTCATCTGCGGAGATAACTTCTTATACTCCTTAGACGTTTTGTGCTCGTCATTCTCTGGTAAGTTCTGTTTGAACTGCGAGAGAGTTTTACTCACTATCTTCTACCTCTGGCAAATGATGTGTCACAAAAGTTTGTGCGACATCTACCCTTCTAGTTTCTAATGCATCCCCAACCTTAGCTGAGAGTGCGTTATTAAAGTGTGTCTCTGCTGCAAGGTTATCACCTGTTGCAATTGAGTTTACAAAATCTTTTACATTGTCCATCTATTTATACTCCTATTATATATCATCTTCTGAGCCATCATCTTCCGAATCCATCTCATCGTTAATTTGACCTTCAATTTCACTAATTTCCTCATCAGTCATACGAAGAATCTTTTTCTTAACATATTCTTTTGAGAAGTATTCGCCAACATAAGATTCAATCTGACCAAGCATGTCAAGTCTTTCTCTTAGAATCTCAGCATTCTTGAGTTCTGTAAAGTGTCCGTCTTGTAAAAAGTCAAACTGGATATGTTCTTTAAAAGTATCCCAATCTTCAAGTGCAATAACACCCTTGAGTAACAATTGAGTTTTAAGCATATCAGCAAAAATAATAGAGAACTTCTTACGAAGTCTTCCAACAAATTTAGTGAATTTAAGTTCATCACGGGTAATGTTATCAGAACGACCAATTGAGAATCCAGTTTCTTCTGCAAGTCTGGATACTGGAACATTCAATGAACGATACAGTTTCTTTTGGAAGTATGTGATATCATCAATCTCACCAAGGTTTGAACCGCCTGGCAAAGTTGTAATCTCTGTACCTCTACCACCTTCTCTACGAGGGAGCCAGAAGTCTTCTAGCATTGACATGTGATTTCTATCGTCACGGATTTCACCAGTTTTCGCATCGTAAACCATCTTGTTACGATAACGATTCATCACATCCTTTAGATATGACTCTGCTTTCATCTTAGGTAGATTACCCACATCAATATAAAATATACGTCTTTCTGGAGCGCGAGAGATACGATAGATAACTAACGAGTCCTCAATCATACGCAACTGATTGACAGGTTTAATTGCTTTGTTTAAGTGTGAGAGAACTGAACCCTTCTGCATATCCACAAGTCCAGATGGTGCATAGGTAATAGAGTCATCAGTGATTTTAACACCACCAGATGCACCAGAACTTTCCCAACCACCTTGGTTGTAAAGATAATATGGTTGAACACTAACTACCATGTCCATACCAGTTTTCTGATCTCTTTCTTTCCTAGTTTCTCTTACTTTTTTAATCTTGCGAGGGTCGATGTATCGAACTTCCTTAATACCCCTGCGAGGGTTTTTAGGGTCGATAATCTTATGATAGTAAAGTCTACCATCAACATACCATCGTCTGAAAATGTCGTGTCCTTTAGCATTAAAATCTAATAGGTGAAGAATTGTGTGGAATTCCTCACGCATTTTGGTTTTAATTTTTGGGGAGACTGGCAAACGATCTAGTGAAATAGATACTGACATATCCCTTTCATCAGAAACGATTGCTTCATTTGTAATATCTTCAATTGCACTATCACACTCTGGTTGTTGTGCAATATCACGATATCTTTTTATTAACGCAAGCTCAGATGAGTCTTGTCCATCTAAGTCCAAGACTTGGGCATAATGTCCACCGCCTGAAGCGATATCAACTGTGCCATCATCAGAAGCAGGAGTAGTGAATCCATCACTACCCCCGTCCTTACCTGATTTTGTTATTTTGAAACCGAATAGTTCCGCCATACTATAACTCTCCTAATTTTACCTTACTATTTAGTAAGAATAAAAAACAGGATTATACACCAACACTAACAAAGTCGGTATATCTCCAAGTTACATCGAAGGTTTCAACTTCACTTACAGTATCAAAGTTCAAATCAATCGGAGCAACAATAGTAGGCCAACAGTTCTTAAGCACATATGCCTTGAGAACATTGTTGTTTCTATCTAACTGATGCACTTCCATTTGTGCATAATACTCAGCTGGATTAGTAACACCCTGACTTGTCTCCAAATCATTGATACCAGACATCCATCTTTCCATTGAATCTCGGAGAGCAAAGTTAGTCTCGTTGATACATGTGGTTGTCCAAGTTTCAAACTCACGATCACCAGCAAGATACAGTGTTCTACCCCTAAAAGGAACAGCAACTTCTGTAATTGTTTGGCCTGGCAGTGATGATGCCTTAATCATAAAACTTGCACTTTCGGCATTAAGTCCAGTAACAATTCCAGCAGGTGCTGCTAATACTACTTTGAACTGGTTAGCACGAGCGCCACCGCCCGCAATGTTTGCTTTAAACGCATTTATATTTGCAGTACTCATATTAGCCTCCTACCTCACTAAATGCTACGCCTGTTCTAACAGCGACAAAACTTAGTGTAATGAAGTTAATTGAACGAGCAGGTTTGATGTAAATATCTGCAACAAACTCATTTCTATCAATTATTTCACCTGTGTTATTTGTTCCATCACAAACTACTGAAAAGTCTGTAATACCCCGTCTACCTTGTACATCTCTCAAGAATGGTTCAACCATGTTTCTGAACTGTGCCTGAGTGAAAGTATCGTTGAATTCAAACAACTGGAACTTAGCAGCCGTAGCGATTGCCTTTTCTAATGTAAGGAACAATCTACGGACGTTAATTCTGTCGAATGAACTTGGACGCACTAGAGCAGTCTTGTCACCAAATAGAACTGTACCTTGGCCTGGGAATGTAACAACTGGGTTGATACGAGCACCATACAAAGTATCTCTCTGTGATTTGGTTGGGTTGAATGCAAGTTTAACTGCACCACGAACCTGTCCTCTATTGTATCCACTTGGTGAGAACCAAGGGTCAGATACACTATCAGTGTTTGCACACAAACCAGCAATGTCACCATTTAATGGGACATAACGATATACGTCTGCATACTTGTCGTACATATACTTGTATCCAGAATCGAATACTGCATATGAAGAACTAGCAAGTCCATCAAAGAAACCTTTGACGTTTGTAGATTGAGTAGCACTAGAAGTGACACCAACAACATCTGCCCTACGAGGGGAGACAAAGACAACCATATCTTTTCTTGCTTCTGCAAGACTAATCATTGCGGC